TATATCACAATTACCACCAGACCGACAACGTGAACAAGTACCATACCTACGAGGCGTACAAGAAGGTTTTGAACGCTATGGACCTTGAGCCGGATTTCTACGACAGGCTATTAAAAGGCTTCGCCGAGACCGTTGGAGTATAGGAATTGCCATTGGAGAACAAAATGCTTGAAGCTGCGCTTGAATATCGGAAATTGAATTTATCGGTAATACCCGTTGGGAAAGACAAGAAACCGCTGATCCCATGGAAGGAATACCAGGACCGCCACGCCACGGAAGATGAGATCAAGAGATGGTGGACAAACCAGCCGGATGCGAATATCGGTATCGTCACGGGCAAGATATCCAACCTTGCTGTACTCGACTGCGACAGCCAGGATGCTATCACGGCATTTCTCACCAAGTACAAGGGCGTGACACCGGCGGCAAAGACACCGAGAGGGATGCACTATTACTTCAAGTACGAGGACGGTATCAGAAACACAGTCAAGGTGGGCAACCTCGATATGGACATCCGGGGAGAGGGCGGGTATGTCGTGGCGCCGCCGTCGATCAATGATAAGGGTCTTGAGTATAAGTGGCATCGGGGTATAAAAGATTCTTTATTAGATTCTTTATTATTAGCATCTTTTTTATATGCGCATATAGGGGATGTAAGAAACGAACCTTACAATAACTTAAATTCCTTACAAATACTTACAGAAGGCAGGAGAGACGAGGACCTTTTCCATGCGGCAAATACCATGATAAAAGGGAACGCTTCCCCTGAGTTTGTTAGGGAAGTGCTTAAGATACTTGCACATTCTTGCAATCCTCCTTTTCCTGAAAAAGAAGTAGATGCGAAATTGAGCAGCGCGATAGAAAGAGCGCGGAGGAAAGAAAGGAACATCAAACAGGAGATTTTGGAGTTTATTTCCTTACAAGATACTTACTGGTTTCTTACAGATGCTTTCAATACCTTACAATTACTTACAAAGGAAGAGAAAAACCACGCTATGGTCGTTATCCATAGGCTATGGAAGGAAGATAAAATCATTGAAAGGTACGGGAATAAAAGAGGATGTTATCGAGCGATCAACCAGGAATATGAGACCCTCAACATACTCGATGCCCCCGATCATCCCTTAAAATTTGACTTCCCTATGAGCATATCGGCCCATTGCCGGATATACCCCAAAAACGTGATCCTGATTTCGGGTATTGCCAATATGGGAAAATCTGCTTTGGCTTTTGAGCTTGCCAGACTCAACAAAAACCTATTCCCAGGCAAAAAGATAAGATTTCAGACTACCGAGGCTGGGGACACGGAAATTAAATCTAAACTTAACCGCTATCCGCAGGAGATCATCCCTATAAAGTGGTGGGTTGAAAACGTAGAGTTTATACCAAAAGCCGATAATTGGGCGGACATAATTGATCCCGATGGGTTGAACGTAGTCGATTATATATCAGATTATCTCGAAGCCTACAAGATCCCCTATTATATCCAATTGATCCACGCCAAATTGAGAGAAGGTGTTGCTGTGCTGGTAATACAAAAGGATCCAAATAAGCCGCACGGACAGGGGGGACAGGCAACGAGGCACGCGGCACGCTTAGCGATTGATATAGAGCGCAAAAAGATGACGCTCGTAAAAGTCAAATCACCCATAAAACAGGCGCCGGAATACTATCACCCGGATGGAGCTTATAGAAACTTTGAGCTTAAGGACACGTGGAAGTTCATACCCGTGGGCGATTGGGTGTTCCAGGGGCAGGAACAGAAAAGAGAGTATGAGAAGCACGGCATTATTATAGATACTGATTTCCCGTCGGAGGTCCAATGAAAGGGTACGGAATACCAATGTTTAAGGCGGTTACTGGCTATATCTATTTCATCCAGATGGACAGGATAGGGCCAATTAAGATCGGCTTTACGAAAAACATAGAGAAAAGGCTTATATCTCTACAAACCGCGTGTCCGTATCCGCTCAATTTATTATGCATATTTCCAGGCAATGAAGGCATGGAATCGGACATACATTCTTGTTTTAAAGAAATGAGAATGGAGGGTGAATGGTTTTTGCCTCATCCCTTTATTCTGGGTGAGATCGAGAACTTCAGAAAAATTAACAAGAAAAACAATTTCATATTACCAGATTCAAATAAAGATTTGGGAGATTGGAGCTTGGTCAATGAAGCAAACCATTAGCTTTAATTTCGATACGATGAAATGGGAAGGATTGACGGTATCTCAGATTGAGGTATGGAAACGGCTGTATCCGCATATCTCAGTAATGCAGGAACTGACCGAGAGCATGATCCGTTGGCTTGACAGCAAGAAGGGAACGGCAAAGGTACGAAAAAGCAACTGGCGGAGGTTCATAGTGAACTGGCTTAAAAGAGAGAATGAAAAAAGGAGGTTTATGGCATGAAACGCATTTACAACGCAATACTGGTATTGCTGGGAGCGCGGAAGGTCTACAATCCGAAGACGCATTTCATAAGCCGGTATTCCGGCCCCCGCAAGAAGAAGGCGTATGACGAAGGAGCGCAACGAGCATGAACCGCACGTATACCATTCTCGGTATCCCTCGTCCCCAGGGCAGACCACGCTTTTTCAGGCGCGGTAGCTTCATCGGCACGTATGACCCCAAGGAAAGCCGGCAGTACAAGGACAACGTATCGGCACAGCTCGTAGCGCAATCTCCGGCGATGCTTGACGGCGCGATTAACATGACGGTTGCGTTCTATCTGCCTCGCCCTAAGACGTTGCCCAAGAAGGTTGTCCATCACGTTAAAAAGCCCGACGTGGATAATCTCATCAAGGGTGTTATGGATAGCTGCAAGGGGATACTCTGGCACGACGATACTCAGGTCGTCTTGTTGTCATGCGCGAAGCATTACGGGGATCCTCCGCGAGTGGTGATCGAGGTGGGAAGTGTTGGCGTGCCTTGCGATGTTCACGGTGTCCCTGGCTGTCAAAGCAAGGGGTGTGAGATATGGAGGGAGAAGGCGGTATGACCGCGACAGAGATTAAAGCCCTTCTCAAAAGACTCTATGCTTACCGCACTTCGAGTATCTTCGTCCCCGAATACACATGGAAGAGCCTTCGCGTTGATGCACTTATCGTGGATATTCAAAAACGGTGGATCAGGGGCTTCGAGGTTAAGGTAAACAGGGGAGATTTTCTACGCGACGACAAATGGATGCTTTATTCTGAATTTTGTTCCAGTTTGTCGGTTGTGTGTCCTGAAAATATTGTCATGCCAGAGGAAATCAAAAAACCATATGGCCTATTGTGGGTTGTAAAAAATCAATCTTCGCTTGAATATTATCGACTTGTGTGGAAAAAGAAACCCATGAACTTTCAGAAACGTGACGGGCTGGCGTGGTTCTGGACTTATACGAACGTGCTGGAGACTGAATTACTGAGGCTCGATAGAGAACTGGCATGGATAAAGGATTGGCAAGGGAGGACGCTGGATGAATAACCCGTGTAGCCACAAAAAGATTTATGGCCCCACTGACCAGCTAACGCACCCCGACTCGTTTGCCTGGATATGTGAAAAATGCGGTGCGCAGGGGGTCGGGAAAATGGAATGTCTCTACCTGTCATCCGGCAAATGTCTGCACCCTGACAATTACGGGCAGGGGTGCGATGAGGGAAAGTGCCCGATACCGAGGAGGAAACTATGACGTTTGTGGAAATTTGCGTCGCAACCATCATAATGGTCTGTCTTATTGTTGCGATTGTGGGGGCTGTTCATTGTATTGCCACGGCAGCTGCGCGTGACGTAATAGCCGAAATGAAAAGGAAGGGGGAGCTGTGAGGACAATCCTCCGCGATGAACTCATAGTGGGGCTGTATGTGATCGGCGTTGTCATCTGCTTCGCCGCGTTATGCTGGGCGGTGTTCCATGGATAAGAAGATAGATCAATATGCAGATGAAATCGCGCTGTATTGCTGTGACAGAATGACCGAAACACAGAGAGGGCTCCTGCGTGTGATACTGGCGATAGCGTACATGGAAGGACAAAGAGAGGGAGCGAAAATCCCGGGAGGAAATAATGTCGAATGAAATGACGGATAGCGAAATATGTCTGTCCTGTATGGAATGTTGCAAACATCTTTACACGCCTATGCCATGGGTCAATCCTGAGGACCTTGCGGCTCAGAAGGAATTTTACAAGGCCCGGGGTGCCACACGGGTAATCATGATGGGCGACAGCAAACGTTTCTGGGCGATATGGCCCTGGAAGTGTCCGCACCCGACAAAAATAGGCTGTGACATCTACGAGCATCGGCCTACGGTGTGCCGGGAATACGACGGCAGGGCAGACCCACTTATGAGAGGGATATGCAAGCTCCCGGAAAGGAAACTGATCGTATTGCCGGGGAAGGGGGAAAGGGTATGACCGGGGGAAGGCTTGCCCTTGACTTATCGAGACTCCCCATGAGGCAAGTAACAATGACCTGCGATTGTGGAAATCACATGTCGGCTGCGGTATTTCGAGATATTCCTTTCGACTTGGCCTGCTCAATGTGCAACAGGCATTATGTTGAAAGGCCCCGAGAAGTGATGGTATTCCGGGATGGAGTATTTTCAAGGTGGCAAGGGAAAATAAAGGAGAAAAGAGTATGATCGCTCGCAGAGAAGGATTTAGTTATGTTACGGCATTACCGTCAGACGAAAGGATAGTCGGCATGGTGGTACACAACAAGAAGCTCCATTTTGCCACTGACAAGGGAATATACAAAATCAAAAAGGGTAAGGCGGTTAAGATCATATCTGTATCGGGGAAAGAAGGGATAGCGGCGGGATGTGAATAATGTCTGAACAATCCATAACCAGGGGGCAGATCAGCAGCATTAAAACGCTCGTAACCGGAGAAATACGCCTAACGATTGACATACAGATCGAGCGGGTCCCTGCGGATATTATTCTATGGCGATATAAGACAGCGGCAGTAGCGTTGCTGGATGAAGACAAGCTTGAAGAGCATGAGGTAGTCAAACGCACCGGCAAGCCGGTCAGGAGGTGACATGGTTACATTTGACGATATTCATGGGAGCGAAAAGGACTTGCTGTTACTTCAAGAGAAAACCCAGCGAAGAAATATGAGACAGAAAAAACAAATACGCTATGTCTATTTTGTTGAAGCTCAAACGCTTGGTTTGATTAAAATAGGTTGGACGCACGATGTAAAAAGACGAATGGTAAGTTTGCAAATTGATTGCCCCGTGCCAATAAAATTGCTTGGGACGTTAAAAGAGGAAGTTGGTTTGACGGAGGGCATTATCCATAGAATCTTTAAACAAACAAGGATCAGGGGAGAATGGTTTAGAGACCACGCGATATTGCGTCAATTTATCGAAGACAATAAAATGGGGAGGAAATCAAAAAATGACAGAATACGTTAATGAATCTCCTATTGTTGGATGGGACAATATATCGCGCTTTCTTGCTACTTCAAAGAGATCGGCACAAGATCGGCGCGCCGAAATGATCGAGGACAATGTGCTATTTACCCGTTTGGTAGGTCAAGGCGGTAAAAAACATAAAATCATATTTACATATCCTTCGCTTCTCAAGGCGTGGCTCATGAAAAAAAATCAGAAAGGACAAAAATTATAAAGTTTATGCTTTCTGCATCCTAACTCGCAAAACCCCACCGCACCCGTAGTTTGCACTGTCCCACCGCATTTTGACGGCTTATTTAATAGTTATGTAACATTGACTCATGGCAGGTCTGGGTCAGGAAATGATTCAAGAGGCTTTGCATCCTACCCGTTTATGTTTGGAAAACGAGGGGCTATCTCTTAAGGCATTAACTCAAGCACTCAAGAAAGAACTCAAGGCAAAAGTCACGCATACCGCAAAACTGAAAGGTGCGGTTACTCCTGGTGAGCTTAAAAAGGGTATCCGCACTCTCTCCACTTCCGGTCAGATCATCACTACCCGCGAAGGCGAGGTCTACGGCGACGGCGATACTGTGATCGCCTGGAATGAGGTTGACTGGGCTACGAGGCAGAAGGCGCGAATGGATGCACATAAACTGAGAGGGGATTATCCAGCCGACAAACACGAACTAACCGGCAAGGACGGTCAGCCTATCGCCTTCACCGACATCGAACGCGCTCAAAGACTGGCACGGCTTATAACGATGGCAAAAGAACGCAAGAAAGAGGCTCAAGGTTGAACGTCATTACCGAACTCGCAGAAGTCCTTGACTATCTGAACCCTGAAGAACTGGCAGAGGTGGACAATATCCTCGCGTCTGAACTGCCCGCATGGGTCCCACTCCCGGGGCCTCAGTCCACAGCCTATGATTGCGAAGCGGACATACTCTATTACGGCGGGGCGGCAGGAGGCGGAAAGTCTGACCTGCTTCTCGGCCTCGCTCTTACCAAGCATCAACGCTCGATCATATACCGGCGTGAAGGTACGCAGAACCTAGCACTGACCGACAGGCTCCTGAACGACATCCTCAGGGACCGTAAAGGTTGGAATGGGCAGGATCATGTATGGCGCGGCATGGGTAGACAGATAGAGTTTGGCGCGACGAAAGACCCCGGCGATGAACAACGGTATCAGGGGCGCGCTCACGATCTCAAGGGCTTCGATGAGATATGCCACTTCACGGAAGGACAATTCAGGTTTCTTATTGGCTGGCTCAGGTCAGCAGATCCATCACAGCGCAAGCGCATTGTCTGTACCGGTAATCCTCCGAGAGATGAGGACGGTCAGTGGGTTATCTCCTTCTGGTCTCCATGGCTCGATAAGCGGCATCCTAACCCTGCAAGGCCGGGCGAATTAAGATGGTTCACGACCGTCGAGGGCAAGGATTATGAATGTCCCAACAGTGATCCCATTGAGGTAGACGGTCAGCTCGTGCAGCCGCTCTCCCGCACATTCATACCCTCTCGCGTCCAGGACAATATCTACATGGTGCAATCGGGATACATGGCGATGTTACAGGCGCTCCCGGAACCATTGCGCTCACAGATGCTCATGGGCGATTTCATGGCCGGTATCGTGGCAAACCCCTTGCAGTTATTCCCGACTGAATGGGTAGACGCTGCCATGGCGCGATGGACACCGGACGGCGCAAAGGGTGAGATGGATTCGGTAGGAGCCGACATATCAAGGGGCGGCAAAGATAGAACGGTCATATCTACCCGTTACGGCACATGGTACGGCCCGCTCAAGTGTTACCCAGGATCAGCGGTCCCCGACGGTGCGACGGCGGCAGGGCTTATCATTGCCGAGACAAGAGATGCAGCGCCTGTTCATGTCGATGCGTTGGGTGTAGGCGGTGAGACCGTGGGACACCTAGAGAGCAACGACATCCAGACCGTGGCCGTCGTGGGCTATGACACCGAGCTTGTCAAGTATGAGGTCGACAAGGCATCAAAGATGCTCAGGCTCCGCAATTACCGGGCGCTCATTCACTGGCGCTTCAGGGAGATGCTTGACCCGAAAACCGGGGACAATATCGCGTTGCCTCCCGATCAGGAGCTCAAGTCCGATCTATGCTCGATATGTTTCAAGCTCACGCCGGGAGGTATCCTCGTTGAATCCAAAGAGGAAATTTACAAGCGCATAGGCCGTTCACCCGATAAGTCCGACAGCGTTATCTACTGTTCAATCAACACCTTGAAGATAAACAGAACGGTTTCACGACTGCTGCAGCAGCGAGAAAACAACGATGAAGACCTGCTCCGGCAAGGTCTGAGGGGGTAAGATGGGCGGTTTTATAAGTTCATTATTCGGCGGTGCCTCAAGCGCTCCGGCTGTCATTACTCCTACAGTTGCGGCTCCTGCTGACAATAGCGAGAAGATCAAGGCGGCGGCTCAGGCAGAAGCGGAACGGGTAAGGAAGCGCAAGGGCGCGGCATCGACGATACAGACAGCGGCTCAGGGAGTATTGGAACCTGCTGCGACATTCAAGCAGGTTTTGGGGGCGTAAATGGCAGCCGACATACGGACTGAACAGCAGAAAGTAACCGATGCCACGAAGAAGCTTGCAGCCCTTAAACTCATCCGGCAGCCCCATGAAGCCCTCATCAATGAGGCGATAGAGTTTACCTATCCGGGCAGGATGACAATCAACGACACCACGAAAGGGCAGAAGAAGGGAGCGACCATCTATGACACCGATGCCACTATTGCCTGTAACCTGTTTGGTGACGGTATGCACGGCTATCTATTCAGCCCCGGTTGGTTGAAACTCAGGCTCCCGAATACCATCGAGTTTGGCCGGGCAACCGGTATGCGTAGATGGTCGGGCAAGCGCGCCGATGAGATACCGGAAGTGGCTGAATGGCTCGTTGACTCCCAGGATGTCATGCACGGAGCATTCACCCGCAGCAATTTCTATTCCGTCACCCCGCAGGTATTCAAGGATTGGGGCTGCATCGGCAATGTAGGCGTATACGGCGAGAACGACATGAACAGCGGCAAGATATGTTTCACCGTGCCGCATATCCGCGAACTCTATATTAGCCGCGACCGTTACGGCGGCATAGATGGAGTATTCCGGGTCTACAATGGTTCACTGTCGAACTTGGTAGAGAAGTTCGGCATGGAAACGCTCAGGACAAAGGGCGGCATGATCGACATCGACCAGAAGATGGAGTCAGACCCCTATCAGGAACTGGAAATCACCCATGCCGTGTATAAGAGGGAAAACTACGACCTCGGCAAGCTCAACGCACAAAATAAGCCGTGGGCCTCCATGTGGATATACAACAACAAGCTGCTCCTGGAATCCGGTTTTGATGTCATGCCATGGGTGTTCTGGTCGGCAGAGCGCAATAACAATGAATGGTATGGTCGTTCCCTCGTGATGAACGCCATTGTAGAGATTCTCACCGCCAACCAGTTTGGAAGGAACAATCTATTAACGGGCGGAAAGATCGCCGATCCTCCCTATGCCATGATGGAATCACTCAGGGGACGCTTCAATAAAGGCGCGGGCGGCAATACGTACCTCAAGAGGGGAGAGACAACGCCGGAGGCATTGCTGGATCACCTTAAGGGTATCCCGTTCGGTCTCGACATGCTCGACAGGATAACAAAGCGTATCAATGCTCACCTCAAGACCGATGTGTTCTTGATGATGAATCAGATAGCCTTCGAAAACAAGAACCTCACCGCTACTCAGGTCGTAGAAATGGCGGGTGAGAAGGCGGCGGTCATATCGCCTATCACCGAGGGGGCAGAGAACGGACTCTTGAATCCTGAGATTGACCTCGTATGGCATTTTGAGGATCAGGCGGGCAGGATACCGCAACCGCCTGAAGTCTTGATGGAATACGGCGGAGTAAAACTGGAAGTAGATTATTATGGGCCTCTCTCACAGGCACGACGGAGATTCTACAAATCTCAGGGCATAAGGGCAGGCCTGGATGATATACGGGCAATCGCCGAGACGAGAGGCGTGGTTAATCAGACGGCCCCGGATGTGGGCGATCAGATCAAGTGGGGCAGACTCACCCGATACATTACGCTGGATTCATTGCCCGCTGATTGTATCAACAGCGAAGACGACGCGGAAAAGATAGCCGCAGAACGGGCGCAGATCATTGAACAGGAGAAGGTCAATCAGGGTCTCATCGACGCGGCAAAGGCTGTACCAGGATTAAACAAGAAGGTTGAGGCGGGCAGTCTTACCGAGCAGGTATTGGGAGGAGGACAATGATCTTTCAATTACATCATCAGTTTAATGACGGGCATACAGAGTTTATATCTCAAAGAGAGATTATCCCGACATCACAATCAGATATGACTGAACAAATGCACCGATGGATAGAAGAGACAACCAAAGAGTTCCCTTTGCCGGAAGGTGCAATATGGGTATGCGGCAATGAGAAATGGGAACACTTTATGTGGATGTCGGGGCATTGTGAACCGTTCCGAGAGGTAACAACGGCATGAGTTCAAACCCTATCCATATCTTTAAGATGATCGAAAAGGAACGGCAGGAAAAGAATGAACTCCTGCAAAAGTATAGCGTTCTGTTCGGTTCACCCATGGGGCAGGTAGTCCTTGCCGACATACTCAAAGACCTCGGGATCGGCGTTGACATAGACCCGAATAGCCCGGCTGCAAATGCGTTGAGGAATTACGCGCTGACTATTCTACTCCCCAAGTGCGGCGTTATGACAGGCGACACTCAGGGACTCGTAAGAGCCCTTGCTCACTATATACCAGACGACAAGGAGGAATAAGCCATGAAAAAGTATTTAGCGGTAATCGCAGTAATTACGATGCTCGTGTTCGCGGGCACAGCCATTGCAGAGGAAGTGTTTGCGCCGGGCAAGAATAACAGCGGGACCATCGGGTCTTCAAGCAGGTCCTGGAGGAAAGGCTACTTCCAGTCCCTCTACATCGCCGGGGGTACGCTGACATCGACAGCCGATATAGTGGCTACCACGAGCTCACAGACGTTGACGAACAAGACGCTTCTTCATCCCATACTCGCGTCCAATGATGTCTATGTCTCGACCGATCAGGTGATTACCTTCCCTTCAACCACAGATACCGTAGCATTACAGGATTACAGCCAAACGCTCACCAATAAAACACTTACCAGTCCGACGATCACCTCCCCGAGCATAACCAGTGTCATAGCATCACACGACTATTCGGCGGCTACTACGGACTGGACGCTATCGGCGACGGAGAAAGCATCGTCGATCCTGTTAGTTAAGTACCCGGCACTGGGAACAGCGAATATCATCGCTCCCTCGGAAGTCCGCACGTATTGGGTTGTAAACCAGTCAACTCAGGATATAACCATCAAGGCGACGGGTAAGACGGGGATCGTGATTCCCGGCGGTGCCAACGCGGCAATGGTGGGTTTTATCACCGCCGACTATATCCGTTTTACTCCCAACACATCTTATGGGTCATAACGGATAATGAACTTTGTCAAACATATAAGGGAGAATATCCTCACAACGGGGATCATGACGGCCTTGATTGCGCTGACATGCAGCATTCTCCCTTATATGGCTCCAATAGCCGGGATAAGGAATAACCGGATATATCTTGTGGGGATCGTCGCCATGTATATTATGGCCGTCCTCATCGCGAAGACAAAGGCATCATTGTGGGCGCCTCTCCTGATTGCCTATACGGGTCTCAGGCTTTTCTTCGGCGCCACTGAACTGGAGGGGACGGCGATATACATCATCCTTGCAATGTCGCTTATCTACTATTTCGGGATCGTCGCGTACCGGCAGGGCATAGCAAAAGCACACATCTATAATACGATCTGCATCATAGCCCTCCTGAATATCGCCTTTGCCATATGCCAATACTTCGGCCTTCCACTGCCGAAGCCGGGAGCAGAAAGCGGGAAGTTTTTTACCGGCGGTCTCATAGGACTCATGGCGAACCCGAATGAGTTCGCGGCATTGCTCGCAATATGCCTCCCGTTCTTTTTCCGAAAGACATGGGCGTACTGCATACCGCTCATGGCTTTAGGCTTTGTGCTTGCCCGGAGCACTAACGGGATGCTGGCCGGGACCATCATAACGATGATATGGGCTATCCTCCAAGCCAATAAAGAGCGAAGTCTTATGAGGCGAAACGTGAAGATCCTCGCTATGTGCTGTGGCGTGATGCTGCTCTTTGCGGCATTCATCACTCAAGTAGACCGGTTCAACATCAAAGAGCAGATGGAGGGCAGGGGATTCATCTATCTCAAGAGCATCCAGGTTGCCATGACAAAGCCGTTGACCGGTTGGGGATTCGCGCAATATGAGTACATCATCCCGTTATTGTCATTCAGCCGGTATGCTCCATCCTGGGAAATCCCTCTCTACGTCGCCAATATCAAGGACATGGACGCGATACGGGATACCATCACGCGCATGACGGGCACGGAGAACCTTGTCGACATAGCCTTCTACCTTGATGCCCCGGAGAATAACGTCAATGCCAAGTTCGGGCAGGCGCACAATGAGTACGTTGAAATGTATTTCATTGGCGGCCTGATAGGATTGATTCTTATGCTCGGTCTTGTATGGGCGACACTGAGCAAGGGCTTCAGGATGCGCGACAAGTTACCCGCGCTAAGTTTCACCGCGTCATGCCTGACCGCGATATTCTTCTTCACATGGCAGATTATACCGCTCGCCGTTCTTACTATTGCGGCAATGGTGATGATACACGGGCATGTCCTCGTCCCTGTGGACGTATGGGACGAGAAAGGATAAAGGAGGTTTCTATGGGTTTCTGTTTCAGGTGTAAAGGTAAGGGAAGGGGCAGCGGAGGTAAAGGAAAGAGATAAATAAACGGGTTCCCTGAAAGCCTGATCAGCGGACAGGGACGCAAGAAAGAAATCAATGGGACACGGTAAGGTGCTTACCCGCTTTGCTGTGTCCCTTTTTCTTTGCCCGTATCAAACAAAAACAAGGAGGTTTCAAATGGCAGATGAAGCAAATACCCAAAACACCGATACAGGCGATGGCGGGGATGGTGGCAACACACAAACATCAGGATTGACACAGATACCAGAAAACATCAGGGGACACGAGGCGTTTGCTGGTTATAAGGCCATGTCAGATTTATGGCAAGGTCACATTGACCTGTCAACCAAGACCAAAGACCTTGAAAGTAAACTGGCTGATTCAATCCCGAAACTCGGTGAGAACGCCACAGACGAACAGAAGGCCGCTTATCGTGCGGCAATGGGTATACCGGAGAAGGCAGATGATTACAACATCCCACTTATCGAGGGCATGGATAACAGCCTAGCCCCGTGGTTCAAGGAAAAGGCTTTCGCAAGAGGTATACCGAAGGATATCGCAGAAGGTCTCGCGGCTGATTACAACGAACTGCTCACAAAGACCTTGCAGGAACTGGATGAGCAGCGTCTCAAAAATCACAATGAGGCCATAGACAAACTCAAGAACGAATGGGGCGATAACGCGAACGCAAACGCAGAGACAATCAAGATAGCCTACCAGCACATCGTACAGGGAGTACCCGCCCTCGATTCTCTCCTGAAGACCGAGATCGACGTAGGCGGCGGTAAGAAGGCCCTGCTCGGCGATCTTCCGGCAATGCAGGAACTCTCCCTCTGGATAGGCAAGAAGATGTTACCGGATACGGCCCTTCCGGGGAACCCTCCGGGAGGAGAAAAGGCAAAAGTAGGCATGAACTACGACAAATAACAACAGGAGGTTATCACTATGGCAACCGAAGTAAACATAGGCTCATATTACACGTTAGTTGACCTGATGAAAACGGGTTTTGCCGACAATGGACGGGCTATTTTTGTAGCTCAGACGTTGGCGCGGAAAAACCCTATCGTTAAAGAAGTACCGATCATCGAGGCCAACCAGGCTCTTTCTCATGTGGGAGGCAGGCAGCTTGCTCTCCCGACAGTAGGGAAAAGGGCTATCAATGAAGGTGTTGTGATCGCAGCGCACAAGGAAGTTCCGGTCACGGCTCCCATGTCTCTCTTCGAGACAGCCAGCCAGATAGACATAGAATTGCTTAAATTGGCAGGCGGCGGCCCCGCTGCGGACGTTCTCAGGCAGAGAAAAGACGCGGCTTTCATCGAGGCAATGGCTCAGGCGGTAGCAGATGAGATCATAAACGGCAGCATCGGCGACGATGCCCTGGGATTCAATGGTCTCGCTACAATGTTCAACTCATCCACGACCTATCCCAATGGTGAGTCAACATGGTTCTATAATGTCCAGCTTGCCGGTGGGAGTTCGTCTGCCCTTGCCTCAATCTATGTGTGCGAATGGGGCGTAGACAAGATGCACCTTATCTACCCAAAGAACACAATGGGCGGGCTTGAGATCACCGACAGGGGCGAACAGTGGGTAGCAGGTTCGGCCGCAACGAAAAAGTTCTGGGCGAAAGTAACACAGTTCGTCTGGAGGTGCGGTCTGTTCGTGGCAGATGAGAGATGCTGCCAGAGGATAGCGAATATCGAAAAATCCGGCAATGACTATCTCTTTGATGAGAATCTGCTCATCACCGCGCTCAACAGGCTCCCTGATTCAGGGGAAAATCCTGCGACCAGAATCTACGTTAACCGCACCGTCAAGACACAGATGGAGATCAGGGTCAAGGATAAAAACAATATGTTCGTTACAAACTTCGCGGATGCTTTCGGCGTGCCAGTTCTCCGGTTCAGGGGTGTTCCCGTTCAGGTTTTGGATACCCTCAACACCGATGAAACGGCAATCTCATAAGGAGGTGGCACATGGGATACAGAGACTATAAATTACTTCTTTGCAGCAGCCAGGCGGTGACTGAGGAGGCATCGGATTATTATGTCGATACCGAACTCACAAACCCCGGATGGGAAAAGGGACGGCCCCTTGAGGTCGTTATCAACGTCGAAACGGCGGCATCGGGCGGGACAGGATACGTGTTCGCTCTCGTTCACAAATCCTCGGGCGCCCCTACTCTCGGCGACGTAACAGTGGCAACAGTATCAGTGCTCAACGCGGAACTGACAAAAGGGGCAGAGATAAAACTCCGCTTCCCTGACGGCGTAGAGATTCTCCGGTATGTAGGCATCAACATCGGCGATATTACCGGCGGCGAATCTATGACGATTTCCGCGTACATTCAGCCCGTAGGGTAAGGAGGACCGCATGGCTAAATATCAGTGTGTGGTCGCGCTCAACGGGTCCCCTAGATATTTCAAGGGGCAGATATACGACTTCCCGGCAGGCAAGGAACTGAAGGATAAGGACGGGAACCTTGACAGGCATTTTGTGCTGATTGAGGCTGACCCGGAACCCGTCGCCGTAACAGACGAGAAGCCGGCAAAAAAAGGAAAGAAAGAGAAAGACGAGTAGCGCAATAGAGGGGAGGCTCCGGCCTCCCTTCCTTTAAAAGGAGCTTGTCATGGCATTCGATCAGGTAGGCGTTGTAAACATTGCCTTATTCAATATCAAACAGAAAAAAATAGCCTCGATGTCGGAGGCTTCTGTCGCCGCTGAAACGGCAAGTGCGGTCTATGAATACATCCTGAAGGAAGTGCTTGAGCGGCATAGCTGGAAGTTCGCCCTTATCACAGAGGAACTCACCAAGGATGAGACGTACGTATCTACCGGCGAATGGGACTACCAGTACAACAAGCCTACCGTGGAATGCCTGAGAATAGAAAAGGTAAGGGATGAGAACAATATCGACATCCCCTATGAAGATGAAGGCGATTATATCCATTCCGACCATGACAACGACCTGGGGGACGCGATAGCCGAAGACGATATGTCCGCCGATGGTACGACCGACTGGACGGACGATGGCGCGAATATATCCCTTCTGTTTGATACAGACCACTATGAAGTAACCACGGATGCGGTAAACAAGAACGCATGGCTCGCGAGTAAATCCGTTGAAAAGAACAGGTCATACGTTGTGTCGATCACGCTGAAGGACGGCACGGCGACAGGCAAGCAGGTAGAATTGTATTTCTATGATGGCGCCGCTCAGTATTCCGAGGCATTCACTTCATCGGGCATCGAGACTCCGATATCAGCAACATTCAAGTGCGCCAATACCACTGACTCGGCAAGGCTAGGCATTCGCGTTGTAGACAGCCTTGCCAGTTCTAACCTTGAACTCAAGGACTTCACGGTCTATGACGGCGGTGAAGATCCTCTCTATATGAAGTTTGTCACCTACGAGGACGACCCTACGAAATGGACGGCGGCCTTTGTCAAGGCATTCTCGTTTGACCTTTCGGCAGCTATGGCAGCAAAACTTGCCCCGGATATGCAGAATGAAATGCTTGAGAAGTATGAACTCTATCTTAATGCCGCAATAGCTCACGACCAGTCAAAGAACTATATCAAGGACGATAAGGGCAATACCGACCTTCTTGACGCGGGGAGAACGTGAAATTAAGAATGACGACCAGGGGGATGCATGACGTGTCTTTTATGTAAAAGGGAATGGCAGTTAGGACAAAGAACAATGAGATTTTTTAATGTACCATTTTTAGGGTCAAAATCTTTATGGTGCAAACCGAGGATTATGGGATGTTCAGAATAACCACACATTTCACATTTTTCCATTACAAGGCCCCTTCTTGTAAATGCCCGCTTAAGACCATTGCGACTTTGAAGATTAATAGGAATATCCTTTATCCGACATTCCCTACTGCAATATTTGGTTTTATAGTATTGCCCTTTATTAATCGTAAATGTTTTTCCACATACTTTGCAAAAAACATCTTTTTGAGAATGATATATTTCATAGTTAGCTTTTTTTCGACATTCAATAGAACAACACTGCGGAGATCCTTGCCAACTGGGATAGCTAAATTCCTTGCCACAAACCAAACAATTTTTTGTAATTTTAACTTTTTGGTCTCTTATAAGTTGAAATCTTTTAATTTTTTCTATGTTATAACATTTATTAGAACAAAAATTCGCTTTATCTTTCCTGCTTTGAGGGATATAAAACTCCTCCCCACAAGTCTTGCAAATTTTTATTACTCCCTTTTTATAAAGAGGAAGCCCCTTACGATAAGAATAAAAGCATCCTCTACTACAAAATTTAGTTCTCTTATCTTTTGTATTAAATTCTTTATGGCATACCTTACAAATCATTATCAATACATATTATCAGTTATATTATTAAATGTCAATATACAATTAATTCATTTAAACCATAGAGCAAGGTGGACATATATATGAAGTTTAGACCCTTACAGGCGCAATTCAATGTAGGAGAAATTTCCCCCCTTCTTGATTCTCGCAACGACGTACAGAAATATTACGGAGCCTGCCGTCGTCTTGAGAACATGATACCTCTCGTGCAGGGCGGGGCAAGGAGAAGGCCGGGAACGTACTATGTGGGTGCGTCGAAAGACGGCACAAAGAAATCAAGACTGTTTGGCTTCCATTTTTCTACCGTGCAGGCGTATATGACCGAGTTCGGAGAAGAATATCTCAGATTTTATAAAAATAAAGGAAAGATAGTCTGGAATGACACTGAGGGAGATTATATAGACATCACTTCAAAGCCAGCAGTAAGCGGTGATGATGGTGGATGGGATTCTACTGCTACATTTTATAATAATGTAAAACAAGCTGTATTTGGAAATACCGGGGGTCATACTTATAATTCTTTTATAAGATTCCCGAACAT